AGACAATGGGATGGTATTGTACCAGGTGCAAGTCAAACTTGGGTCCCAATTCAAACAAGTAGAGGATCATAATGTTTTTTGGAGGAACTTCTTTTGCAGCTAGTCCTTTTGCTTCTCCAGGTGGAGTTAGTGTACAAGTTTTATTAAACGGTCAACAGTTAAATTTTGCTGTAGGTAATGTTGTAATTGAAGGAAAATCAATAGTTTTACCCACAGGAGAAAGAATAGATGTAGCAACAGGTAATGTACAAGTCGTAATAGGTCAAACTGTTCTTGTAACAGGTGAAGAATTAGCACTTGCAACTAACCTAGTAGATGTGATAAACTGGAACCCAATAATTCCGGGTGCGACTGGTGTATGGGTACCTATAGATCCGGAAAATCCATAGGAGAATAAATGGCATCAAGTACATCAAATGATTTAAAACTAGAACTCATTACTACCGGTGAAAAATCGGGTACATGGGGAACTATTACAAATACTAATTTACAAATTTTAGAACAAGCAGCTTCAGGTTATTTATCTTTAGATGTAGCAGCTGCCGACGTTGCGCTATCCCTTGCTAATTATGCAACATCAAATGGTAAAAATTTATACTACAAGTTAACTGGAACGTTGACCGCGAATCGAACTGTTACTATGCCAGACTCTGCTGAAAGAGTTTTTATTGTAGAAGATGCAACAACTAGAACAGCTTCAAATTATACTTTAACTGTTAAAACAGTTTCAGGAACAGGTTTAACTTTACCAGTTGGATCTACAACTATTTTATATTCTGATGGAACAAATATTACAGGTAAACTACAAACTAAAGGTTACTATACTCCATCTGCAACTTATACAACAGTCAATGGTGATCAAGTTTTAGTCGATACATCAGGAGGTGGTATTGGTGCACCAGTTACAATTAATTTACCAGCTTCACCGTCAATTGGTGATGAAGTTCATTTTATAGATTCAGGAGCAAACCTTGCATCTAACAATTTAACAATCGGTAGAAATGGATCTAATATTTTAGGTTCTGCTTCTGATTTAGTAGTTTCAACAAATGCAGCAGCATTTACATTAGTTTATGTTAATGCAACAAGAGGCTGGGTTTATAAAGATAACATATAGGAGCTAATAGAATGGCTCTCGTTGATTTTAAAGTATTACCTGGAATAGATAAACAGAATACAGCAGCAGGCGCTGAACAGCGTTGGGTTGATTGTGATAATGTAAGATTTAGATATAACCTACCAGAAAAAGTTGGAGGTTGGGCATCCCTAGTTACAGATACTATTGTTGGTGTTGCAAGACGTGAATTTGCATTTGTAGATTTAGATGGAAATAGATATGTTGCAATCGGTACAGATAAATTTTTACTTATTTATTTTGAAGGTCAACTTTATGATGTCACACCTTTAAAAGCAACTTTATCTTCTGCAACAATTGCAACAACAGATGCATCTCCAATTTGTGAAATAACGACTGGAAGTAATCATAATTTATCAGCAGGTGATATTGTATTATTGGATAACGTAACATTACCGGGTGGAACGGGGTACGCGGATTCTGATTTTGAAGATAAATTATTTCAAGTAACAGGAATTACATCAGCAACAGTATTTACAATTACACAATCAACTAATGCAACAGCAACAGTTGCAACTGGTGGAAGTATAGATATTAAACCTTATGAACAAGTGGGTCCTTCAGCTCAATCTTATGGTTATGGTTGGGGTACAGATACTTGGGGTACAGGTGGATGGGGTGAAGCTTCTCCTGCATCTGATGTATCACTTGAACCAGGTTTATGGTCATTAAGTAATTTTGGACAAGTATTAATTGCAACTATTGCAAATGGAAAAACATTTACATGGAATGCAGGAGATGCTGCAAGATTAACTACACGTGCATCAACAACCACATCAGGGTTCGAGACAACTAATAATCCCACAGCATCTAGAATTACTTTAGTATCACCAACAACTAGACATTTAATTCATTTAGGAACTGAAACAACTATTGGAGATACATCAACTCAAGATGATATGTTTATAAGATTTTCAGACCAAGAAAATATAAATGAATATGCGCCTACTGCAGTAAATACTTCTGGTACACAAAGACTACAAGATGGTACTAAAATTATAGGTGCTTTAAAAGCAAAAGAAACAATTTTAGTTTGGACTGATAATGCATTATATACAATGAAATTTGTAGGAGCTCCTTTTACATTTGGATTTGAACAAGTAGGTACGAACTGTGGATTGATTGGTAAAAATGCAGCTGTTGAAATAGATGGTAAGGCATTTTGGATGTCATCTAATGGTTTCTTTATGTTTGATGGTACTGTAAAATCTATGCCATGTTCTGTTGAAGATTATGTTTATGATCAAGCTGATACTACAAAAGGTCAACAAGTATATGCAGGAATTAATAATTTATTTACAGAAGTTGTTTGGTATTATCCATCACAAGGTTCTGAATATAATGATCAATATGTTGTATTTAATTATGGTGAAAAAATGGAAAATGGTGTTTGGTATATAGGAACAGAAGCTAGAACAACTTGGATCGATGCAACAATTTATCCTAAACCAATAGCAACAAAATTTAACGATAATGCATCTGGTACTTTTCCAATCATTGTAGGTGAGTCTGGTTTAGGTCAAACTGTTTTATTTGAACACGAAGTAGGAACCGATCAAGTTAACCCTGATGGTACTACAACAACAGTTACTTCATTTGTAAAATCATATGATTTTGATATACAAACACAAGGAACTATGGGTGAAGTATTTTTAGCGGTTAGAAGATTTATTCCTGATTTTAAAGATTTACAAGGCAATGCTAAAATAACATTAGCTATTAAAAGGTATCCTCAACAATCCGAAACAACAACAGCTTTAAGTCCTTTTACTATTAACACAAACACTGATAAAAAAGATACTAGAGCCAGAGGAAGATATGTTAATATAAAAATAGAAAATGAAGATATATCTGAATCATGGAGATTTGGTACATTCTTATTAGATGTTCAACCTGATGGAAGAAGATAATGGCAAAGATTAATGTAAGACTACCTGAACCAAAAGAACAATATGATATCTCTAACCAAAAACAAATTAATAGAGCAATTAGTATAATTGTTGAACAATTAAATTCTACATATTTACAAGATTTAAAAGAAGATACTGAACGATATGCATGGTTCAAAGGTGGTAATGGAGGTGATTGTTAATGTCTTGTAATAATGTAAACACAACAGGATCAACAACTCCATCATCTGCTGATATAGATTTTTATCTTGCAGTTTCAAAAGGAGATTTTACCGGTTATTCAAATGTAAGTAAGTTTGGTGTAAACTCAACAGTTGGATCAGGTGGTTTTGAAAGTATTTGGGAAGGAAGTAATGCTTATCCTTGGCCTACTGATGTTCAAACTTTAAGTGTTGTTAGTGCTTCTGCAAATGATACATCGGGTGGAACAGGTGCAAGAACAATAGAGATTCAAGGTCTAGATACTAACTGGGATCTTGTAACAGATACAGTAACTATGAATGGCACAACACCAGTTGTTACAACACAAACATTTAGAAGAGTATTTAGAGCAAGAGTTGTTACAGCGGGTTCTTTAGAAACTAACGCTGCTCAAATTACAATGACAGGTTCTACTGATTCTAATATTTTAGCTTATATAACTTATGATACTATTGGTATGGGTCAAACACTTATGGCGGTTTATACTATTCCAAATGGTAAAACAGGATATATTATAAATTTAAATGTATCTTCTTCTAAAGACAGTGAACATAGATTTAGATTTATGACAAGAGATAATGCAGTTACTGATGCAGCTTGGAATGTAAAAGAATATATGTCTGCAAGAGGTGGATTTAGTAGCTGGAGAAAATATGCAATAAACAAAGTTACAGAAAAAACGGATATAGATTTACAAGTTATTTCTAATTCTACATCTGCAGCTTCAGGAGGTTTTGAGTTAATACTCATAGATAATTAATGGCAAATATATATAAAAACGCATTCTATGATCCAACAACTACAGCAGCTGAAACTGTTTATACAGTGCCTTCAAACGCTAGAGCTATTGTTCAAAACATACAATTAACTAATGAATCTGGGTCCAAAGTAGCAAAAGTATCTGTTACAGACTCATCGGCTACTACAGATTATCAAATTGCATATGCAGATATTACTGGTCCAACCATTTGTAATGTTGCAAAAGGGCCTGTAGTTCTTGAAGAAAATGATGTACTAAAGATTGAATCTTCTGTAACATCTGGTATAAGTGGTATAATATCTATACTCGAAATTAACCGAGAATAAGGAG